AGGCTCAGTTGAATGAGATGTACTCGCTGGCCGGCGGTCAAGAAGGCTACAACGCTATGGTCGAGTGGGCCCAAGGGTCCATGAGTTCCGAGGAGACTACGGCCTATAATGATGCTGTCCAGAGCGGCGACCCCGAGAGGGCTGCAATGGCGATCAAGGGGCTGGTGGCTCAGTACTCAAACTCCGAGGGCAGTCGCCCCAACCTGTTGAGCTCTGAACCCGTGGGGCCTGGGGGTCCTGCGCCTTACGAGAGCATCGCGCAGATGACTGCGGATATGAAGACTGATGCGTATAAATCTGACCCCGCCTTCCGAGCGAAGGTGGCAGGCAGGCTGGCAATTTCAGATATAATGGGATAACGATATGCAAACAGCAGGCTCCCCTGGATGGAAAACGAGTGAGGCTTGGTTCTCGGGTGTATGTGCTTGGCTCATGCAGGATGTGATGAAGTCCAGCGATGACTGGAAGGTTCAATCTGCAGCAGCCCTGGGCACTGCGCTTGTGGCCGGCTTCTACATCTGGTCGAGGACTCGAGTGAAAACTAATGTATAGAATATTACTTCCCATCATGAGCTTGTGGTGTTTGACTTCATGCTCTCTACTTCGCACCCCCCTGACCCTCTCTGATGGCAGCGAGACTACGGTAGGTACGATAGTTGCCAACGAAGTTCAGGCTGCTTCAGTCTCCATAGGAGATGTGATCTCAGTCTTGACTGGCAATCCCATTCTCGGGGCAGCGACAGTTGCCACGATTATGGGGGTCACCTCGGTGATCCTGGGGAGAACAAAATAACAACTGATGTTTCAATGTCTGCCGGGGTCCGTCTAAGAGCGGGTAACCCTCAGGTACAGGTGGAGCGAGTGAGTTGTAACGGGGTCCTCCACGGACCATTACCTTTAACTCTGTATTCACACCTAAGGAGATAACTATGGCTACTCTATCTCGTCTTGGTGCCGTCAATGGCGGCGCAGACAAACAGGAAACCTTTCTTCGCTTGTTCGCCGGAGAGGTCCTATCGACTTTTCAGGAGAATAACAAATTCCTCGACAAGACAATTGTCAGGACTCTGTCTCAAGGCAAGTCAGCCACCTTCCCCGTTGTGGGAACGGCCTCGGCTGCTTGGCACACCCCAGGCAACAGCGTCATAATTGATGGCGATGGAGCCAATGACATCCCTCTCGCCGAGAAGGAAATCTTTATCGATGACTGTTTGGTCTCGAATGTTTTGATTGACGACCTCGATGCGTTGAAGCTGCATTGGGATCATCGGTCCGAATTTTCGTCCCTTCTGGGACGAGCTCTTGCGAAAGAGTGCGATGTCCATGTGCTCTCAGCAATCTACTCTGCTGCTAACGCGACTGGCCCCACCGTTACTGGTGGACCCACGACTGCGAAGATTGTTGATGCAGATGCTGAGACATCTCCGACTTCTCTCATTGACTCGATCTTCGACGCTGCCCAGCAGCTGGACGAGAACGATGTCCCTCGAGAGGATCGTTATGTCGCGCTGCGTCCCTCGAACTACTACAACCTGATGAACGACACCGGCACCGCCTCGAACTTGGTCAACCGTGACTACACTCGAGATGGCAATGGCAACATCGCTGACGGTTTCGTGCTTCGTGTCGCAGGCTTCACGATTGTTCCCACGAACAATATGGAGACCACTGACCGTTCAGCCTCTGGCGATGCTGGAGCGAAGAACACGCCTTGGGCTGCTGACAAGGGCTACAACGCCGACTGGTCGGATGTGGTTGCTCTTTGCTTCCACCGCTCGTGTGCCGGCACTGTCAAGATGGCCGACCTCCAGGTTCTCTCTGAGTACCAGGTGGACCGTCTTGCGTGGCTGCTCTTGGCTCGTTACGCCATGGGTCATAACGCTCTCCGTCCGGAGTGCGCCGTGGCTATCGAGACTGCCTAATAAGGCAACAACCTTCACTTGAGTCTTCTCAAGCGATGCCTCACTTTGATGGGTGTCCCCTTCGGGGGGCACCTGTCATTTTTTTTACCCCTGGAGAATCATGGCTAATTTCACAACTCGACTCGAGTCTGTTAACACCATGCTCTCTGCCGTGGGGACTGCTCCTATCAACAGCCTCGCCAGCCCTAAAGGGGCCGACATATCTATGGCCGAGCGAGTGCTTGACGAGACTCACAGGGAGGTAGTGTCTCGCGGCTGGAGCTTTAACTTTGAAACAAAGGTCGAGTTCACTCCGCTGGGCGATGCGATAACTCTTGATGAGAATGTCCTGCGGATCGACGCGACCCCTGGCTACAACACGGGGCTGGACTTAGTCCAAAGAGGGACCAAGCTCTATGACCGCAAGGCCCACACCTATACGATCACCGACAAGGTGACCGCCGATGTAATTTATTACACCGAGTGGGACGAGCTCCCCGAGCCGGCCAGAAGATACATCATGGTCAGGGCCACCCGAGTCTTCGCCGACAGGGTAGTAGGCTACAACCACCAACACGCCTTCACGGTTGCCGATGAAGTTCAGGCCCTCGCGGATCTCAAGAGCTCCGAGGGTGAGACTGGCGACCACAATATGCTCACGGGTTCTATGTCCGTCTACCGGATCATCAACCGTGGCTCACCCCTTGACTCCATGAGCTTCTAATGCCCCTGGTAATTACAGATCAACCCAACCTGGTAGGTGGTGTCAGCCAGCAGCCAGCTGAGTTGAGGATCGCTGACCAGTGTGAGGAGCAGGAGAATGCTCACGCCACGGTGGTAGAGGGGCTCCACAAGAGGCCACCTACAGAACACATCGGGGACTCGAGCATTATCCCCACGACTGACTGCCTGTTCCACACAATCCACCGCGACCCTACTGAGCAGTATATAGTGGCGGTCGCTGAACAGTCAGGCACCCCCCATATAGCTGTGCATGATCTTCTGAGTGATGGGGATCTGGTGGATCTGTTTGAGATGGGCGGGGACGCAATAGATGCGTCCGACCTCACCTACCTGGACACTGACGACCCCTCGACTGACATCGAGATGATCACCATTGCAGACTACACCATCGTAACCAACAAGTCCGTCCAGCCGAAGATGAAAGCGGATGACCGCACCGCGAGAAAGCCCGAGGCCCTGATAGTTGTGAGGGCCGGCAACTACTCCACGAACTATAAGGTCACGGGCTCTATTGGTGGTGCTACTGAGAACACCCTGACCCACACGACTGGCGATGCTTCGGGTGGGGATGAGGAAGATGTACGGACAGATGAAATTGCCGAGGCGATCAAGACCCTGATAACTGGAGGCTCGACTACCCCCTGGAATGTCGGGACTTGGAATGTCACCCGTGAGGGCTCGGTGGTCTGGCTCGAGAATGATGACGGGACCGACTTCAAGCTCAGGTCCCACGACTCAGTGTCCGATACAAACCTCGCAGTTATCAAGGACTCCGTGCAGAGCTTCTCGGAGCTTCCGGGGACTGCTCCTAACGGTTACCTCGTAGAGGTCAAGGGGCTCCCAGATCAAGCCACGGTGGGCGGGGCCACCTCCTACTTCGTGAAGTTCAATACCAAGGACGGTATAGACTTTGGGCCTGGGGAGTGGCAGGAGACCCTGGCCCCTGAAATAGAATATCAGCCCGACCCCACAACCATGCCCCACCTCCTCATCAGGATGTCTACGGGCAACTTCGTGTGGACTCCTGCCGATGGGGCCACAGGGGGAGCAGCCACAACCGACACTGTAACCGCCCCCACCTGGGGAGAGCTTGCAGCTGGGGATCAGACCAGTAACTCGAGGCCCCCGTTCATTGCGAACAGCGATGGCACTGACGGTGAGCTCATCAGGAATGTCTCCTTCTTTCAGGACCGCCTCGCGAGCCTCTCGGGGGAGTCTGTAACTCTTTCGGAGTCTGGCAGCTACTTCAACTCCTTCAGGGTCACGGTCACCGACCTGCTCGACGCAGACCGCATCAATGTTCAGGCCGCTCACCGCAAGGTGAACCTGCTGAACCATGCGGTTGCTATGGGTGACCAGTTGATCCTCTTCAGTGAGTTCACCCAGTTCTCCCTGAGAGGTGGACAGGACACCACACTCACCCCTGCCAATGCTTACATCACACCGACCACCGAGTACGAGAGTCTCCAGGGCCCCGAGCCCATAGCCACCCGGAGGTCTGTATTCTTCCCCACCAAGCGGGGAGCCTTCAGCACCATCAGGGAGTTGTACGACACCCAGGGGCAGAGGGCTCAGTTCGAGGCTGTAGATGTTACGGGGCAGGTCCCGAGCTACCTCGAGGGTGCGGTGACCAAGATGACCGCGAGTCCTGTTGAGGATCAGCTGGTGGTCCTGACCGATGGCGCCACTGACACCCTCTGGGTTTACAAGTGGTTCATCAACGGTGGCAAGCGTGAGCAGTCCTCGTGGTTCAAGTTCACCCTTGGCGGCACGGGCACCGCGATACGCCACGCCGAATGGATAGATCAAGAGCTTCACCTTGTGGTGACTCGAGGCTCCCAGACGAGCTTCGAGAAGATGGACTTCCAGCCGTTCTTCACAGAAACATTAAGCGACTTCCGGGTCCACTTGGATCGCAGAGTGGCCGATACGAGCAATGATGTTGTCGAGGCCTATAACTCAGTTACGGACCTGACGACAATCACCCTGCCGTATAACCTATCAACGGGGGCCACCTACCAGGTGATCACTCGGGAGTCGTCTTCACCTTTAACGACAGCGGGTGAGAATATTGCCGTGGTATCCACCGGAGTCAACACGGTTGCGGTGTCTGGCGACAAAACCGCGACGGCTTATTGGGTCGGGGAGCAGTACACAATGAGATACACCTTCAGCGAGTTGCACTTCAAGCCCCTGAACACCGGCAGGAAGGCCGTGGTCGGTGGGTCCTTCAGGCCCCGCAGGGGTATCCTGAGCTACGCTGACTCGGCCTACTTCAAGGTCAATGTTACCCCCGACAACCAGACGGCCTCGAGCTATGTCATGACAGGTAATTACCTGAGTGATGGCGGGGCCCTGATAGGTGAGATCACCCCGATCTCGGGGCAGTTCGAGTTCCCCCTCCTGGGGAAGAACGACGAGCTCACTATCGAGATTGAAAACGACAGCCCTCTTCCCTCGAGGTTCCTCAAGACAACCTGGGAATCTCTCTACCATGACCGCCGCCAGAGAACATGATGGCGGCTTTAGTTCGCTTCTCTTCCTCAGATGATCTTTCCTACCTTTCAGATCATCTGAGACTTGCAGACCGGAAAGAACTGGAAGCTCACGGCGTACCTCCCCTACCCGCGCTGACTATGGGCTTCCAGTCTTCTTTACCCTGCTACACCATCGAGCATGGGGGGACCCCCATAGCTATGTTCGGGGTGGCCCCTCGAGATGAGGACATAGGCTTCATCTGGCTCCTGGGTACTGACGAGATCAGCACGATCTCGCGGCAGTTCCTGAGGGAGAGCCGTGACTGGCTCGAGAAGATCTCGAGTCCCTACAAGATGGTCTGCAATATGGTCCACGAGGAAAACACGGTCCACATCAAGTGGTTGAAGTTCCTCGGCTTCACCTTCCTGAAACACACGAAACCCTTCATAGAATTTGCAAGGATAACAACCTGATATGTGCGTCATAACTACAGCTATGCTCGGGGTCGGTGCAACGACCACCATGGCTACCATGGCTAATGCTCAACTCGCCATGAGTGCCCTATCAATAGGTGCTGGAGCCATAGGTCAGGCGCGTCAACAGAGTGCCCTGTACGATTACCAGGAGGCTCAGGCCGCGAGGCAGCAACAGCTGGCTTCCGATGCAGCGGTGAGTCAGTATCAGGGGTATCAGGCTCGGATCGGCCAGACTCGAGCAGCGGCCTCCTTGGATTTACGGAACGCCCAGAAGGAGCACAACCGCACAGCCTCGACTGCTATAGTTAAGGCCGCTGCGAAGGGCACTATGGGGCTCTCTCCTGACGAGGCCCAGCACAGCTATGCCGTAAAGGCCGAGGAGTTCGCCGCAGCCCGTATGACCCAACTGAGTTGGGAGGAGGACCAGTTGGTATCTTCCCTCGAGCTGGTCAGGTCCCAGCAGGCCCAGAGATATGAGCAGGCCGTGGGAGATCCCCTGGCTATGCCAAGTCCTATTACAGTTCTTAGTCAGATCGGCGCAGCGGGTATGGACGCTACTCGGTTCTGGGGAAGGGTTCAGGCCTAATGGCAAGAGTACCAACCCCTGGAGGATTCAGGCAACCAGCCCTGAGGCCCGTGGCCCAACCTGTTGACACCTACTTCCAGGGTAAGCTCGTTAAATCTGGAGAGACTGTACATAATAAAATTCTCCAGTCGGTTAAGGGGGCTGCGAAGCTCTCCGAGAGCCTGATCGCATTCACGCAGAGTCGTGAAGAGGACCTCCGTAAGATCATCCCTGAAAAGGCAGCTGCCGCGATAGAGGGCTTTGGGGGCACCCTTGATGACCTCAGGTATGCAGCGGAGTTGAACGAAGAGGAGTTCAAGGTCCTTGCAGAACAACAGGGTTGGGAACACGCTGACAGGCATGACTTCCAGCTGCAGGCCAAGGGCTTTGCCGGCAGAGAGTGGGTCAGGCGTATGGGCTATGCCGAGCTCCTGACCAACACAGAGGACGGGACCTACCAGAAGCTCACCGACCCCGACCTTGACCCCGACCAGAGGCAAACTGTTCTTCAGGATCTGAGGAAGCAGGTGTTCGGGGACATTGATCCGGACAAGGGCCACCACTTCATGGTGGGTGCCACTGCCCAGATGGCTAACATCGAGGCTCAGATGATGGCCCAGATGCGGGGGACCCTCCTGAACAAGGCGCGGTCCAATATGCGTAAAAGGATCGACGCTGAAGGTCAGCCCCTGGTAGAGGAGTACTTCAACAAGACCTACTCCAGAGAACCCGAAGGGGCGAATGAGGCTGCTGAGTGGAAAGAGGGGAAAGAGAAGTGGATCAAGAAGATGTATTCACTTGGTGAGGTCATGCGGAACCACGGGGAGGACAAGCCCCTCGAGCTCTGGAAGGGCATCCTCATGAACCAGCTCACCCAGACCCTGGAGAACAACCCCGAGGGTATTGATCTGGCCCTTGATGCCGCGAGTGAGATGCCGATTACCTGGGGTAAGGACGGCAAGGTGACGGGCAGGTTCGGCGATTCTTCAGACGCGAGGACCTGGCTCCGTAAGATGGATGACTTCCTGCGGGCTGAGCTAAAGAAGAGCGTTACTGAAGACCGAGTCTCCACCTACAACCGAATAACAAACCGCCTGTACAAGTGGATGGGCGACAAGGACCTTGAAGAAACAGATGCCGACAAAATCCTAGGGATTATAAAGTTCGATGAGGAGTTGTCGGCTGACATAACAGCTATCCAAGTTGCCGGCAGTCAGGATCAGGAGCCCCCTGAAAAACTGTACAGGGAGATCGCGGAGAAGATTGCCACAGACAATAGAGCAAGGAACCTGAGGCCCTCGACAGAGCAGACCGACAAGTTTGAGGAGATCGGGCTCAAGATAGCCCTGGGTAGCTATGAGGACTTCGAGGATGCTGAGACTGAAATAAGGGCCGCTGGTGTCGGTCTCAAGTACACCAAGCAGTTGTATGCTGACCTCGAGGCTGCGAAGGGGAAGTTCCTTATAGGGAACGAGATATATGCCAAGGCAGTCAACAACCTCAAGGACCTAGTTATAGACCCTGGCGTATACAAGGGTCTTCCTGCAGGAGCGAAGCGGTTTATTCAGGAGCAGGTGCAGGAGCTAGGAAACGAAGTGCGGGAGAAGGCCGGGGACTTCATTGGCGAGGGC